AGGGCAAAGGGGTATCAGGGTGGTGTAATCACCCCTTCCCCAGCCTCCAGATCTAAAGTGATGCAACTGTACCGGGCTGTCTGTTATGCCGTATAAACGCCTGCAAACCATACAACCAAGAGTGACTAGCTTTTGCTTGTACTGCTTCTCGTTCATTGCATCTTCATTTCTGTTCGCTTGGTGTACTCTTGCACCTTCCAAATTTCGACCTTCATCTTGGCAGCTTCTAACATATACCTTAATGTTTCTTCTATTTCTATTGCAGCTTTGAGGCCATCCAATTGTTCAACGTAGATTGAGCTTGCATAAGCATCCATCTCCTTTGCTCCAATTGCTTTTTCATCTGAATTTCCCATAAGTCTAGCTTTGACTGTTTTGAGATAGTTTTCAATGTAGATCCTGTTTGCTTTGGCTTGTGCATAAGTTCCTGCATTACGTTGTATATATTCAATTGCTTTTAGTGGTTCAATTTCCATACATTCCTTTAGACATAGGAAGGGCCAAGAGGGTGATATACCCTACTTTGACCATCTTTGTTAAGACCATCACACCCATGAGGACTAGATTCTATTTCCAGGCGACCAATAAGCTGGCCTAAACTTCATCACCCATTTTGCCTGTTCCTGAGATACCTCTAGCAAGTTCTCGCGCCGACCCTTAAGAGCGCATCCCTATTCTCAACAGCAACCGGGACATGGTTCATTATTTCGTCATTAGCAATTGGAACTAAAACGCAAAAAGACTTCTTTCTACTGCGCTCTGATGCTGCAACACCAGTTCCTTTTTTAAGGGTAACGCATGAGAAAGAAGTCTCATTAATCTAGTGTTGCAGCACTTGACGATTTAATTATACACAATCTAATTCTGGTGCGCGACTTGTATATCTATCTAACGTCATTTTTATATACTTGGAATAGTCTGATCTACTAATAATTTGTCGTTGTAATTGATGATACTCAAGCATATTCCTGATTGCTGTAATTCCAATACCTGTAAAACCCATTACTTTTGATCTGTCATACCGTTTAGCAGCATTCTTGAGTTCTGTTTGAGCGATTGCGCAATCATCCAATGCTTCTTTTCCAATACCATTACGAGCCATTGTTTCGCAAATATTTAGGCTACCAGTTAAGTCCCACCATTCTTGCACTCCACCTTTACCGTTCATGATAGCTTCTAAACTGCTTAGATCTCTCATTGTGAGCAAATCCAAAGATTTTTGGTCTACTATCCTTGCACCAGAGATAGCGTGTCCAACTGCATCAAAACCAGTTGTTGCATAGTGCTTACGTTTACATTTCTTACGACTCATATCATTCCTATTTATACGATCAGTAACATATACATTGTTATAAATGCTTATCAATAAGAACCTGGACACCAAGATCCAAGTCACCATTACCCATCTCTTGCAACATCATCTTTTGAATACTGTTTAACTTGATGTTTATTAGGTTTTCAATTGGTTTAGTTCGTTTACGTCCTGAACCTGGACGATAGCCACCCCAAGGCTTTTTAGGGCCACTAAAAGCAGCATTCTCACGATCTTTTAACCATTGGGGCTTAGGTGTGTACATTACTCTACCCTTGTCCCACAACGAGATTCCAAACACTCTAAAAGTTTCTCAAGATAGTGCTTGGCTTTCTGCACATCTTTCATTCCGTCTTTGTCTTTGTACCTGGCGATGTACTTAATCACATTTCCCCGTAAAAACCCTTCAAACTGCTCTGGACTCATCCAGCATTCCATTGCGTCCCAAGGTTGGATGGCTTTCTTGTAATGTTGTCCTCCGATTTGCGTATCATTTGCTTTTTTAAAGTTTGGATTGAATTGTGGTGCTTGCTGTGCCATTGCAGCTTGTTGTTTTTCCCACATACTATGTTTATCAAAGTTCATTTTGTATTTTCCGAGTTTAAATTGTTGTCGCACTGAATCTCTGAAACTGGTTGGGGCAGGAAAGCCTGATCTATCTGTTGTCGTAGCCATACTGCTCCACCAAGTTGTTTAAGTTTTACTCTTTGTTCCCATGTCGTTCTAAGCGTCAAGGGATTTGTATGCCAAGGATTAATTGGCTTAGGTCTAGGCATTTTTTACTTTCTTTGGAAGTGACTGCCAATGTGTCCAGAATTGTTCACCCTGATACGGGCCATAAGAGGCGACACCGCCAGCACTTAACAATTGTAATTTTACATTTCGAGGTGTATCCATACCAATCGGAATCCAATAAACCTCGGTACTGACTGCTACAGTTTTGTCATTGTTAATTGTGTGTGTACAAGTTCGGCCTTGGTCACATTTTTGATTACATGGTGGACAGGTCATACTATTTTGTTTCCGTAGTCGTCAAAAGTTCTTGCATTTGGTGGTGTGCAAGTATGAATACTTACAGGGCCAAGAGCGTTCATCAACCGTTTGCCGCAACGTGGGCAGAAGTTACGCTCAGAGGCTTGCTTCAGTGCTATTGCAGTCTCGGCAGCGAATTCGCCATCCTCAAACCCTGCTTTGTAGTCTGTGCTTTCGTAGTCAGTTTTAGGCCCCCACATGATTCAACTCCTTCAGTTTGTCGTGCGACCATATAGCGCCTTGCCAGAACCCTTCAGATTCACTGTAGTGTTGCGCTACGTCCAAAATAACATCGTCTGTCAGCCCCACCCACTCGCGCTTAGGTTTTGACAACCCCATCACAGACATTGACGCGCTAGTTTCAGATTTGGTCAAGCCGTTAATGAGTACAGGCTCTGGTTGCGCCAGCTTAAAAAAGTGCTGCGCATACTCTTTCGCCCGATGCTTAGCTACACCCTCGCGCATCAGTGTTGCCGCCACTGCATCAAGATATTCCTGCTCTGGTAACGAAAGAGGTTTCGTGACCAATTTCCCGGCGTCAGGAATATGGTATGGTTGCGCTAGGGCCGCTTCGATTGCGGTGATAGCTTTGTCTGCTTGCCCTCGGGGGTCATCAGTTGCGTTATGTGAAATGGGATATAACGCCTCAAGCGCCAGCTTCAGTGCTTCAGTTTTTGTTGTCATTCTGTTACTCCAAAGTGTTTATTTAAATCGTACGAGCCTGCACCGCCCATTTGCCCACCAGCCAGTTCGTCAACTATCAAGCCACACTCGGCAATAATCAACTCAGCGAACTTCTTTGTGGCTTCATGTGCGTTTCCTACCCGACTGCTTGGGCCTAAGAGTCCCGCTTGTTCAGCAAGTTCCTGTATGCGGTTGTTTGTCACAGACTCCTGTTGCTTTGGTTGCGCTAAGGCTTCTTTTAGACCACTCTCGCGGCCCTGTTTATATCCTCTGATATTAGCCATCTCAACTTCATGCAGCCAGTAATTTGTTGAGTGTGTTTGTTCCAGTGCTTCACGTTCTTTATTCATAGCGGTGCGTCATCGTAGTTGTTGGGATTGAACTTAGGCAGCGGTGCATTAGGCTGCTTCGTGGGTAGTGTTAAGGGGAAGGGCCACATCACTGTACCCCCGAATAATAAATATTAGCTCTTACATAATTTCCAGTAGTCACCATTCTCGTCACTGCTTTGATATAACCGTTGGCAGCAGCACTTTTTAATGTTCTTGCAGCATGAATTCCAGTCATGCCAGTGCGTTTTCCAACATGGTCATAAGTACATGGGCCAAACTCAATAGCAAACTCAATGATCTTTCTAGCACCTAGTGGAAGATGAGCAAATGGGCTTCCGGCTACAGCTGGCTTTTCAATTTTTTTTATAGGCCAAGGTTTTACTTTTTGCAAAATAGTCTGGTGTTGGGATGTTGCAAACATTGTTTCAATTTCTTGTGCAGACCAAGGTTTGATTGGCTGCAAAATAGTTTGTGGTGTAAAAGTTGAAAGCATTACTGAACTCCCGAGTAGTACATGATTCGATTATTGTTATCAGGTTGAGTACCCCAAACTCCAACAATTAAACCTTTGCATTTAGCATCACGTATTTGACTTTTAGCAGAGGGAATTAAGTCCAATGTTTTGACAACTTGTGCAGCAGTTACAGGGCCATTTTGAATAATGTACTCAATAATTGACTTCACTTGTTTTCCATATAAACGCATAGTTGGATCAACTACTATTTTTGCTGGTTTTTTAAACACATGAACTATTTTCAATGGATGTTTTCCATTAACAAATGTTGTTTCTGGTTTATACATCTTGGTCATCTTTAAAAATTAAATACATTACATAACTGGCAATCAAAACAATCACCATCATGATTACAAGTACAACAAATAGTGTTTTCATTTCCAAACCATCATGGTAAAAATTAGTACAGTAATGCAACCAACACCAGCAAAAAAGCTGATAGTGTGACTAATTACAGCGTCCATTTTGCTAACCCTGTTGATGACACTAAGTAATCAGAAGGCTTGTAAACTGATTTACGTGAGTCATATTGTCTAGGGCCAGCTTCACCCGGTTTTAAAGCTCTAGGTGTCATGTTTGCTGGTTTATACACTTGCACTTTTGGAGCAATAAAGTGCAAAGCAGAGTTAGCATTAATACGCAATTCTGGACGCTTAGGCTTTGTCATCTGTCACCTCTGGTGCTACATAGCTAACAGTGACTTCATTAAAGTTGCTGTAATAGCTACCAAATGACACTGTGTTAAAGATCTCTTTGCAATTAGCAATTTTGAAGTTGATGTGTTCCAAAAGGATTTCTGTAACTTCTGCTTTTGTAAGTTCAATTTTCATTTCTTTCTACCCGTTTCGTTGATGAGGACTCTAGTGTAACTTGAAAAACTTGATTCTTTCAACTATTTTGTAGGTGTAAACCCTTAGTCCAAGCTTTCTTTTATGTAAATTTCTACCATTCCGACTGTTCCATAGACTTTTTTGACGTGCAAATCGACTACTTGACAGTCATCCAGGTAAACAATGCCATTCATTGCATCTAAAAATGCTTTGATTACGTTATCAATGTCAGGCTTCTTGGTTGGTCTTGTCTTTCCTGATAAACAATCTTCTTTAGCCTTCTTTGAGTAAGAGGCTGGCACTGGCATGGTGATGTAGAAACAGGCTGTGATAGGAGTGTCTAGAGGCTCTACTTCACCCATTGCTTGACTAGCAACTTCCCGTATTTGGTCTTCATACAGTTTTGTTTTTAAAGGTGTGTAAGTTGAGACAAAGTTTCCCCGTCTTGCAAATTTAGGTCTTTGTTTTCCTATAGGGGAACCTATTACTTCAAAATGTAATTGAAAAGTCATATTAAATCCTTGCAAAATTTCCAAAATAAAATTTAGCAGCTGTGATGTAAGCTAAATTAGCATCATTTATGTTTTCATATCTTCCTAAAGATTTGAATTTATTATTAATCGTGATATATGCCATCCATTTATTTCTATTTTTATCCCAACCTACACCTTTAAATCCACTTGTGTTATGACTTGGTTTTTTGCAATTTCTTGCATTTTCATTCAAAGTTGCAGGTCTTAAATTTTCTATTTTATTATTTGCTCTATTACCATCAATATGATCTATAAATTCAGGGCAATAGTTATGATGTAAAGAAAATAATAATCTATGAGCTGGATGTACTTCATTACAAATTCCAATCAGTACATAACCTTTGGAAAGCCATCCAGCAGGTTTATGAGCAATTCTTCTACCCTGTGTTTTTTTCCAATAGAAAATACTGTTTTTTACATACAGTAATTCATTAAGTTTAGGAATTAAATAAGTAAGCATGTCGCACCTCATCATTGGCGGAAGTCATCACTAAAAATTACAGCAGGACGGTGATGAATCGTCTTTTCCCCCGCTAAAGGTAGCTGTAGTTTTTATTCTACTATATTCCCTTTGCCTACGGGTGTACTTTCAAGTTTGAATGCTAATTGAAATGTCATACATTACCTTGTTTTAAAGATTCTTCATATACATCAGATGATCTAAATTTCTCATCATGCAAACGAATTGACATTGCATAGTGATATTTAGTTCGCTCATAAACCATAGCAACAGCACCCATAACAGTATCGGCTGGCATATCTTTACACTCATTTAAAAGATCAAATAATTTGATTTGTAATTCTTCAAAATTCATACATTACTCCATTGATTAGCCATTGCATCAGCAATACCTTGATAAGTTGTTGATCTAAGTTTCCAGCGGTCTTTTGATGGTGGCAACTTGTTTTGTCCATTAGCGGTTTGATTTCCTCTACGTGTTTTTGCATCACCAGGCAACATATTGGTTGGCAGAAGCAAAGGCAAGTTTTTAAGCCAAATACACGTTTTTTTACTTGCATCTTCTCCAAACCACCAAGGTTGAATGATTTGATCTGGCTTTCTTATTCTGCTTGAAATCACACTTATTGGATTTTCAATTGCAATTCTTGGAATTGGCGCATCCATTAACAATTTAACAAAGGTCAAAGCATCCTCGGTCAACTTTGGGTCACGCAAACCACGAGTTGTCCAGTGCATACCAGATACAGATAAATAAGTGCATGGAGGATGTGCAATCATCAAATCCCAACCATCATTGATGATGTCAAACACATCACCTTGGTAATGTTTACCTGGTAAATCAGTTGGCAATAAATCACAACTCGTTGCATCATGTCCAAGTGCTTTAAAAGCCTCACGAACTTTTCCCGAATATTCACACGCTACTAATATTTTCATTTTTTACCTTGTCAAATGCGACTTTTACGTCTTTGTGGATTTCTGGAAATGGACAAGAAGCCATGTTTTTGTACTCATAAAGAGCTTCAATTGCATAGTCCCTGTCTTGTTCTCGCAAGTAGAGAAAATGTTTAACCATCTTCTCTTGATGTTGTTCAAAAAATTGATGGCTTGTGAGGATAATTTGGGTAGAAGTGGAGACTGTCATGCTCACCTCCTTTAAATTGCTGACTGTCACGGTCAAACCATAGAAGGAACTTAGGCTCACCTTCACCATTACGCTGTTTACGGCATATCAGGAAAGCATCAGCTTCACCCTTTTTTAGTGAAGCCATTCCTTTGTTCTCAATGTCATCAGACTTTTCTTTATTCCGGTGAACAACAAAGAAGTTATCAACGAGATCTGAAATGGCTCCAGAACCTTTCGCATCGTACTTTCCGCATACCTGGTACTCACCACCAGCGGGTTTCTTCATGTGATGGATAAGATGGATGTGTACCTGGTTATCCCTTGCCAAAGCTGTAAGTTCATCTACAAAGTTCTTTTGACCGTTATAGTCATCTTCACCTTTGGAGCACTTCATTAAGCTATCAATAAAGAAGTGAGTGACTCCTAACTTCTTTGCACAATATCTCGCTACTGAAATGATTTGATCTTGGTTAACAGTCCCTTGTTGGTCATAAAGCCAAAGTTTATTGTCAGACCACTCTCCAAACTCTGTATAAAGGCTCGCTAAGGCCTCTACACCCTCGCTAGACTGATATTCTTCAGAGAATGGATTAGTTCCCGCATACATCCTCGCCATGCGGCTTAGAGTCGTTGTAGGCTTCATCTCAAACGAAGCAATACAGACCTTTTGGTCTTGACCCATAAGCGACATTGCAATTTGAGATGTGACCATTGACTTACCATGACCATTTTGACCAGCCCAAAGCGTAACTTCACCCGGTCTAAAACAGAAATCGTTGGTAGTCTTTTCCCACGGCATAAAAATCTTGCGTGTTTTATCAGGATTCCGCAAATCATGAATAAGGTCTTCCATCCATGTTTGTGCTGTTTTAACCTTGGTAGAGTTGTCAGTTTCATGTAAGTAGACATTAAAGTCAATATCATCAAGAGTAATCATGCTGGACATAAAGTCCTCCAAATTCGTTTCAAAATATGTTCATGGTCATCACTTGCACCCGCAATACCAGTTTTACAAGCGAGTGAAAGCTCTTTTGGGTTAGCAGCTTCTACTGCTTGGATCGTTTGTAAGAACAAACTGTTGTACTTACCAATCTCAAAAATGACCACGTTTAAACCAACTAAAGCTCTAAAGTCCATATGTTTCGGTTTATCAGAAGGAGTAATCCGAATGTATTGATGGCTTTCATCTATCCATTTTGGACAGTCACCAACAATAATCCAAACGCTTTTAGGTGCATGACCTGCTATGCGTAGGTCTACAAGCTGTTTTAAGCTCATTTAAAGCCTGCAAATTGGTTAGTTGGTGCAATGGTGTCATCTTCCCATCTACGCTGGTTAAGGTAGGTTGCTGGAAAAGGAATGAATTGTGTGTTTTGCCATTGTTCTGATCTAGTCATCACTTCTATGTGATTCAAGATTAAGTTAATGTCTGTTACCTTAGCTTTGTTAAACGCTTTCAAAGCCGCAGGCTTGGCTTTCTTGTTTGGATAAGAGCGCCAAAAGGAGGTGAAACCGACTGGCTCTTCCTTTGTATTAGTACTTTGTAATACAGTACTTGTTATAGGGCCCAGCCGACCGACGTACGGGTTTCCGGGCTCCGGTTCACTAGACTCCGGTTCATAAGGTTCGTCATAAACAGACCATGAAGAATTCCATTGGCCTTTATCGTTTTGAGTTTTGTTAAGCTGCATATAACCTCGGTCTGCAAGTTCTCCAAGAACAGTTCTGATTTGCTCTCGACCACAATCAAACTCACGGGCTAATGTTTCACTGTTAGTAGCCCAGTTGTCAGGACGTGATAACAAACGAACAAGCATACCCAAAGCCTTCATAGACAAACGATTGTCTTGAATGACACAGTTGGACAGGATGGTGAAATTAGTCGCCTTACGAGGCGTTCTGATGATTGACATAGTTGTTTTCCGCTGTCTTCCACTGAAAAAACATCCGGCAAGTGGGGAAGCTCACTTTTCAGTTGGGTAATTAATCCAACCTAGCCGGGTTTGTAAAAGTTTAACCTATATCAAATTGTGCATGACACTCATTACAGTTTTTGTAACCAACTTCTTGATTGTGTTGAACTGATTCATGCTGCGTGTATTCTTTAGATCCACAAATTGGACATTTAGCCTTTTTAAAGATGGCATCCCAACGTTTGTTAAGCTCATCATTAGCTAAAGACGTTGGACGCCTTGCTGAACCTTTACTCATTTTGCTCTCCTTATGTCTGGTTGTTTAGGTGTTGCATGACCTACATGGTAAAACTGGCAATGTGGACAGTGATAAACCTCCATTGGATCCCCACGTTTAAAGCCTAAAGAGGCTTGTGCTACCTGGTAGGTAGGAAACTTATGTTTTCCCTTGCACTGTGCCTCAAATGAGGTCTTATAAGTTGTCATACAAACATACTTTCTATGGATACTGTTTTACCAGTGGCTAACTCTAAAGCCCGAGTTAGAAGGGCAACAATAGAAGCTTCAATGTCATCTTCTAAGGCGTAGGATTCCGCATAGTCAGTGGCTTCAACAACCAAGTTCCATGCGTAAGTTGTTTCAAGTTCTTCAATGTTCATGCCATAAGGCTACCACGGATTTATTTAAAAAACAGTAGGGAAAACCCCTAGAAGAAAAGTTGAAAAAGTCGATACAGTAGAGTCTTCTTAAACGAACTAGGAAGAAAGAAATGAAAACTAAGATGTTGGTTCATGTACGTGAACTTTTTAATGTAGACTACGTACCTCGCTCCATTAATCGCCACAATCAACGGCAATGGATCAAGTCAGTTAGAGCACTTGGCGACAACTGGTTATTAGCAAAGCATATAGAACGAAAGTAACAATGAATGTCATCATATTTATCACCTGCTTTGCGGCATGGCTGACTCACATTTTTACCTGTTTTGCACAATCACTTTGGGGTTTCCTCATTGCTGGTGCAATCATGTTTCCAATCGGAATATTCCACGGCTTGTACCTTTGGATTAAATGATGAAAAACTTTATACAAGAGTTCAAAGAAGAACACGCAAACATTGAATACTGCTGCTACTGCATTGAAGAACGTGGCAACAAAATGTCTTGTTGTTCAGAAAACCATTTTGTGCCATTCAGTGATTTAGATGACTCTACACAAATGGAAATTATCAATGAAGAATACGACACTTACTTTGGGATGAAAGCATGAAAACAGTAAACGATCTCTTGACTCTAAACGTCAATGAACACACAGAGAAAAAAGCCAATCTGACATACCTTTCATGGGCATGGGCATGGGCTGAAGCATTAAAGCATGACCCCCTTGCTTTTTACCAAGTGCAAATGTGGGGTAAGCCGGGTGAAGAAAAGTGCTACATGGACATTAATGGCACTTGCATGGTCTGGGTAACAGTAACCATGTTTGGCAAACCAATGATGTGTCAGCTTCCAGTAATGGATCACCGCAATAAAGCTATTCAAGCACCTGATGCTTTTGCAGTGAATACAGCCATCATGCGCTGCATGACAAAGGCTTTGAGCTTGCATGGCCTTGGACTCTATATTTATGCTGGTGAAGATCTTCCTGAACTTGATTCTGGATTGATTGACAGCCTGGTGTATGAGATTAAAGATCATTATGAAAAAGATGATCTTGCAGGTATGTACGGTATATGGGAAGCCATTGCCGACAATGAAGTTCGGATTACAGTGTGGAAAACACTGGCTCCTGACAGTAAAGTACGTTCAGCTATCAAGGCGTACAAAGAAAAACTTAACTCAACTGAAAGTAAATAATGTCATCACCTCGTATGGATCTTATCGCTATTGTTGGCGAATACAAAAACTCTGCTGGCGAAACCAAAAAACGGTTTGTTAAGGTGGGTTCACTGTTTAATAGTGACAAAGGCCAGTCTATCAAAATTGATGCTGTTCCTGTAGGTTTTGATGGCTGGTTGTCGGTTAAAGAACCTTATGAAGCTGGTGAAAAGCCTTCACGTCAAAGTAGCGCACCTACTCGTAAAAGTTCCGACATGGATATGGACGTCCCTTTTTAATCAGGAGATAGTAATGAGCACTAAAAATGTATTGACTGCACCTGAAGTATATAAATTGACACAATGGTTGGATCAAAATCCAATCCCTGTTCAAACAATGACTCAAGCTGAATTGGCACTATTGGCAGCTTCAGTATTACGCTTTGAAGTAACAGCATCTAATTGCATCATGGCGGGTAAGAATTTGAATATTCAAGTTGGGCGTCAGAACTATGGAATTCAAGCCAACAGAAATAATACTCAGATTTTGGCTCATGCTATTCAAGAATTGTATTTAAAATTTGGTGTACTTGTTACTGAAGATTTGGCACGATTAGCAAAATGATTACAGGGGGGAAAGCGAATGCTATGAGCATAAGTCAACTAGAAAGCAATGCACCCTTTGCCGGGTGATGCCAAACACAAAGTGCAGCTATCTAGACATAGTGCAGCGAGTACCCCCACCTATTTTTAGGAATGTATGAATATTTTTAATATGTTTTCCAATAAAAATTACACCGAGACAGGAAATGTTTTAGTGTCTGAAGATGGCGCAGTTTTTAACAAAGTATTTAATGGTTATCTCACGCAAGATGGCGACTTAATACAAAAAGTCGGCAATGGTTTTATGAATATGACAACAGGCGTCCAGTCTCAAACTGGCGACCCTTTTGAGGATAACGAATGAGCTTTGCACAAGTAGAACTACAGATTATTCATTGGTCTGAAGAACGTAAGATTATTCCAAATGCTACTGCTGAATCGCAGTTAATGAAGCTAGTAAGTGAGCTTGGAGAACTTGCAGACGCAACACTAAAGAATGATGAAGCTGGCATCATTGATGGTGTCGGTGATGTGATGGTATGCCTCATCAATTATTGTGCGTTAAAGCACATTGATTTGACTACCTGTATGAAATCAGCTTATGAGGAAATCAAGGATCGTAAAGGAACCTTGCTTCCTAATGGTGTTTTTGTAAAAGATTAAACCATCTTGGTAGAGTCTGATTGAACGGAAGAAACTCTGTTTGACCAGCCTCTTCCAAAATGCTGCCATGTAGGCAATTCTTCCAGAAATCTCAAACGAGTGTCATTAAACTGAGCAATCAGACGCATAACATCACAAGCCTTTGCAGCCTGAATTGTGATTGGGCCTATAACTCCATCAGCTTTGACGTTAAGTGTCTCCTGAAGCCATTTAGAGGCTCTGCCAGGCCCACTATTGATGGCAGCATCAAACACAGCGTAATCTAGTCCAGTGGGTAGGTCATCCCCTGATACACGATCCCAATATTTCTGTTTGTACAGTGGTGCAACATCATTGATTTTCAGGAGGCGCATATCGTTTTCAGATACAGGGTGTCCTAGCCATGCTTCCCAAGTGCTTTTAGTACAACCTAAGTTGGTCATGCCGCCTGGATCTGACGGGTGATTACTGTACCCACCTTCACTTTTCAATACCAATTCCAATGATTTTCCAAAGTTAATATTCATTTAGCGGCAACACCTTTGATTTTTTCAACAGTTCGTAGTCCACCTAAACCCAACATACCCATAAGAATAGGCATCATTTCAGTTAGATCAGCGGAAAAGAGTTGGACAGAGTGTCCCGTAAGTTCAAGTAAAAGTTTGGCAATAGGAAGACCAATCCAGTTCCAAGTACAAGCAGCAGCACATACCCATCCCACCGCTGGTCTCCATCCTGATACGAATACGGAAGGGCTTGCTGCTTCTACCTTATTAATGTCGATTTGGCCTTGAATGACCATTACAGCAGCAGCTAACTGTTGTTTTTCAGCTTCAGATTTATCAGGCCAAATCTTATTAATTACATTATTGGCTAAATCAGATACAGCACCTAAACCTGTAATGTCCATTATTTACCCTTTAATACATTTTCTAACCAATACCAGTAGACAACAAAAGCCATCATTTGTCAGATTTATTATCTAACTTATCAAATAACTTACTAATCATTTCTTTTAATTCACGAATATCTTGTTTGTAATCTTCACGCGCAACATAAGTTCGTGGCAAATCTTCACGTAGTTTAGCTAGATCAGATTTAAGTTCTTTTACGGCAGTCCATAGTTCACGGGCAAACCACCCTGTTACTGTAAGTGCTGTACCAGCAACAAGATTAAATAGTGATTGATTATCCATGAACTACCCTAATTGATTATGGTCAAGATTATATTATCGGTTTGGAGGTGGCACACCAATATCCATTGGGGTATAAAACTTACGTGGATCATAAGCAGAACCACGATTACCAGCACCTTTACGCTTAGCTTCTTCAATACGTCTTAGGTAATCAATTTGTTCTTGTTCACCTTCACCAGCACCTTTGGAAAAAGTAGCACCTTGAAAACCCGGAAAGAATGATGAAAGAGCTTCAGCCGCTTTACCACCACCTTTAGAAAAGTCACCTTTTGCAACATCTTGTCCAGCACTAGCCAAATCAGACAACAAAAGCAAAGTACCAGCTACCCCACCAACTTTTACTGCTTTACCAGCAAGACCAGTAGTATTTGGTGGCATTGGAGCGCCAATTGATTTACGCAAATCTCTAGTTGCTGGAGGCCCAACACGTTCTTGATCTAGACCTTTAAGAGTTTTTTGTGTTTCTGTATAAGGCCCAAAAGGTTGACCTAGAGTTTTAGCTGATTCAATTGCACCAGTTTGACCTAAAGTCTGTCGGGCATAGTTTGTACCGCCAATATCCATACCTGGAATAAAAGCGTAATCTTTTGGGACATCTTTAACAGATTCAAAAGAAGTAGGTACACGCTTTTTAGATTCGCCTTGACCAACTAAAGCATCAAAACCAGAAGCTGTTTTCAATGTTTGTTGTGGCATTTCAGGAGCAACTGCCCCTTTAATCTTTGGTTCTTTTTTAACTGCTTCTACAGGTTTAGGAGCTAAATCTTCTGCTATAGCAGCTTGCTTTTCAACTGTTTGTGCAAGTGCAGCGGGTTCAGCCGCAGTTGCAATAGGGATTACAGGGACTGTTGTAGCTTTAACTTGTGCAGCAGTACCTGGTGGCACTTCAGGAGGTACTACAGGAGCCGCAGGAGCATTAGCAAAAGACGTTGGAGCTACAGGTGCAGCAACTGGTGCAGCAACAGGAGCAGGAACAACTCCTGAAGGCTGTTGAGCCATCTTTAAACGATGTTCTGCGAGATCCGCTTGAGCATTAGCTTGACGTAATTTAGCTTCAGCAAGTGGATCAGCCATAACAGCAGCTTTTTCTACTGGTGTCGTTGGAACCGTATTGCCTTGTGATTCCAATGTTGGTTCAATGCGGCCAACAGCAGAATCTAAAGTAGAAGCAGCTTTTTTACGGTCATAAAGACTTTTTGCAGCCAGTCCTAATCCACTACCTACCGCCATTGCCGCTGGTAAATGCCACCAATCATTGCCTAATTTATCTACTGCTTGTTGTGGTGTTCCAAGTGCATAACCTTCTGAACCTTTAACAAATGGATCAACATTTGAGGTATTGGGTTTACTTTCTTCGGCAACAGTCGCATTAATTTCTTCATCAGAATGACCAGCCGCTTTTGCTGCTTTACGAAAAGCTTGTTCATCAAAATTACTCATATTCTTACTTTCTAAATGTTGCAGCTAAATCTTTGATACTCGTTTTGGCTTTAGGTGCAGATTGAGTAGGTGGTGCTATTGGAGTTTTTAAATCAGTATTCCAATTTGCAGATGTAACTGTTTCAGGTTGAGTACTTGCTCGTTCTGAAGTTGGACGAGACAAAATAGCTCTATTCTTTTCTGCATAATCAGCTTTTAAAGCTTTCATTTCAGGAGAAGTAGCAAACAAAGCTTCTAGTTCGCCAGCACGAGGAACAGTTTTTGTTTTGCGATAAGCTTCTAACTTTTGATCTCTCCAATTGCTATAAGCAGCAGTAGCATCAGAATTAAATTCTCCAATTAATGCTTGTGCTTGTCCTCTAGTAAATTGATCGCCAATTTCATAAGTTTTAGGATTGATTACAAAAGGCAATGTCCCATGTTTCAGGGTTAATTCCATTTGAGTTTTTTCTAAATTTGTTTGCAAATCTAAAGCATGACTTAACATTTGCTTTTCTTTTGCACCTAAATCTTTAAAAACTTCATTATTTACAAAATCGTTTTTATTTTGAGTAAAGTTCCGCTCTAGATTAGAACTATTATTTAAGGTATTTTGAGCTTGATTTAAATCTGTTTTGGTAACAGCTTCCCCATTAGCTTTTTTAATAGAACCATCACTACTAATACTCATACCTAAAGCGCCTAATACAGCGCCCATAGATTTTTGTTCAGAAGCAGATAAACTTACATTTTTATTGTCCACTTTTTGTTGTAACGCATTTAAGCCTGCTGATGTAGTTTGTGAATAACCAGAAGAACGACTAGTAAATTCAGCAATAGCATTACGTTGTTTATCAGTTAAATCAGAACCATAAAGATTTTGTAAGGTTTGTCGAAAGTCACCGTACATTGCTTTTTGAGCAGGAGCTTTTGCCGCATAAGCAGAAGTAACTTCAGTAGATTTATTTAATGCGTCAGTATTAAAAGTGTTTAATGCTTTATCAGTTTGATAACCAAGAGCAGCATCCAATGATGGAACCAAACCACCACGAGCAGCTAGTTCTTGTTTAGTTAAAGGTTTATTTGTTGCGCTATCAACATAACCAACAGGTTTTCCAAATTCATTAGTTTGAACTTCTAATTGATTGCCTTGATTATCATATCCAACTTTAGTACTGATATTGCCACCAGAAGCATAAACACGCCACAAAGGATTACCAAGCAGCATTTCAGTAAATGCTCTCATCTTGTCTGGTTTATCAGCAAAATCAGTAACTGTCTTTGAAGCTGCAATACGACCTTCTGGCGTGTTAGCCCCCCCTGCTTTTACAACAGGTGCAACAGTTTCTTGAAACGCTGTTAAATTACGATTCATTACATCAGCAGCGTGCTTAATAGGTGCTTCATATTGAGTACCTTTAGCCCTGCTTGTTAATGAATACATAGAAGTTGCATCACCAGAATTGGCAGCATCTTCATACAGTGAATTTAAATCAGGTGGTGGCTGATAAGCATTTGGAGCCACCGCATTTTCTAAACCAGAAGGTGGCATATCCATAGCTGGTGGAGCGATAGGAGAAAGAACATCAGCCATTATTGACCCCAATAAGATTTAATTTGACTATGGTAATAGTCAGGAGTTGCTTGAGTGTTAGGCGTAGGTAAAGATGTTACTGGCAAAGGAGGCAATCCAAATGGAGGTGCTTTTATACCCATTGATGGAGCACCCATTTGTGGCGGTGTAATTCCATAACCACTAGGATTGACGGCTCCTTCAGGGGTAGCACTAGGTTCAGATGTAGATGAGTCACCAGACATTAATAACCCAAGCATTTTTAATAATGGGCTTTTTCCTCCTTGTGCCGTTTCCATTATTCCAGGAAGATTTTGCCAATTCTGAAATTCTAAACCTGGTGCTGCTGTGGTTGCCATAAACTATCCTTAAATTTTAAATCCAGCACTCTTGCCAGAAGTTGTCTGTCCTTGAGTACCAGTAAAGTTAGGTGTTGTAGATGCTTGAGGTGTACCAAACACAACAGAAGCATACTTACTGTAGAGGTCTTGTGGAGCACCAGCGTATCCAATTTGAGCACCAGCAGCTTGATTAGCAGCACCCAAACCTGTTTGACCAGCACTAATAAGACCTTGAGCAGCAGCAGCTTTATTAGCTTGTACTTTAGCTTGAGCATCAGCAGCAGCAGTGGCTTGACGTTGTGCATTCAAGCTAGACATATTTACATCAGCTAGAGCTTGTCTGGAAGATCCAAGTCCACCAGCAGCACCGTACATAGCATTTTGACCAGCTTGTGATTCACGGGCTGATTCTCTACCAGCTTGCAAAGCACCTTGAATCTGATTCTGTTCGTACTGTGGATCAAACAATGATGCAAGTCCAGCCGTACCACCTAGCAAACTAGCTGAACCAACACCTTGTTGAAGGTTGCCAGTTTGTTGAGCAACATTAGTGGCACGTTGAGCCGCAGCTAAAGTAGCTGGAGCAGTTTGACCATAAACATCACCAGCACCAGCAATAGTCTTTTGATAAGCAGGAAGTGCTGTATCAGTAAGAAACTTTGTTTGTGCAGTAATAGCCGCTTCTTGAGCGGGAGATAGTTGTACTTGCGTACTTCCTGAAGATTTTCCACCGCCCATGATTATTGCCCCTTACCTTGTGATTGTGGTTGATTTGGAACTGCTCCTGCAATTCCACTTTTACCTGAACCCATTTGCATTGATGGAGTTGTTTGATTCATTACAGCAGGTGCTGTTTGATCTGTAGTAATTGTATTTGAATAAGCAGCAGGAGCACCCATTGCTGGTTGTGCTGTATTGGCTGTCAATGTCTGATTACTAGGTTGAATCGAACTCATTCCACTTTTACCACTTCCTCCACCTTTACCACCAGACGATGGAGTAACATTACCACCTGATGCGGTTGGGTTACTTGCTATTGCTGATGTAGGTGCGCCCATATTTATCCTTTAATTCCAGTGATTTTAACCATCATTACTCTAATAAGAGAATGTTATTTGGTGCTTGAGCCATTGTTACCCAATTAGTACCATCAGATACTACTGTGGCCCAATTACCTATTACTGGTAAAAGAATAGATGTACCAGCAGTAATACTATCAATTGGAACAATATTACTTGTAGCTGAATTAACTGCTTGCACTTGTAAGTTTTTAATTGTTACTGATCTACCAGGCCATGCTGAAGCCGCAGGAAACGTCAATACCATTGCTGAACCAGACTTGTTATTAATAATCCAAGTATCAGTATTGGTAATTGTGTAATCAGCAGTTTTAGTCAAAACAGTCGACAAAGGCACATAGTCTGTATTAGCTACAGCAGCACTCATTGCTGTACCATTGCCTTTCAGGATGCCTGTAACGCTTGTCGAGAGGGTCAGTGCAGGAGTTGCACCACCATTTGATGTACCAGCAAAACCATTAGCTGAAACAACAGACAATCCTGTTAGTGTGCCTTGCGGATTAGCAGCAGTAGTAATACCAGTAACTCGACCATAAGTGTCAATTGTCACTACAGGAATTAACGTAGCTGAACCTGTTGTTCCAGCCGTGGCAATACCACTGGCAAGGTCTATAACAGGTGTTACGCCGCCTGTAGATGTTATGCGTCCTGTTGTACCTGTTACCGATGTAACCGTACCAGAACCTTTATTATTAAAAGTATTCCAGTCAGTCGAAGTAAGGTATCCATTAACTGACGTTGTAGCAGCAGCCATGCTAATCACTGGAGTAGTACCACCAGATGAAGCAACAGGGGCTGTAGCGGTAACACTTGTAACAGCACCAGTACCTTGATTGCCAGCAACAGATACGGCCCATGTCGCATACGTTCCAGAACCACCAATAAGATCAATAAGCACTGTCATAGTGCTATTACTGAAGGCTGTAATCACACCTTCCATGAAGTTACTTGGGGTGGTTGTGTATGCAAATCTAACCCGAGTACCAATAGTAAACGCTGTAGTTGTTGCAGGAATGCTTACAGTAAAGGTCTTGCTACCTGTACCAATAGTGGTACTAGTAAGAGATGTTTGACCATAATATCCAATACCAATTTGAGACTGTGCACCAATGGTAACAATCAAAGATGGTGATTGAGGAACAGAAGGACTAGTAGTAGCTGGAAATGTTATTAGTTGAACACCAGTTGTATCTGAGTGCCAAACCAGTTCAACATAATCAGCAGCAGCAAGACTTAAAATATAGTTCCAAGAGATGATTTGTAAACCATCGTTTGACCCATGCTTTGCAGGAACACCATTTGTACCAGCGCCATCAGTAACATCTACACCATTAATACGCAACCAAATAGATACGTTAGCAATAGCCGAGTTGGGGTTGGATAACTGCGCACTAAATTGCAAATTGTAAATGCCTGCATTAGCTACAGTTAAACGTGTTCCACTGACAATACTGACGCCATTTTGTAAATCAGTTGAACCTATGTTCATGACATAAGCTGTAGTTACACTGGTAGCCGTTACAGTAGACGTATCATGGTATGCGCCATAGTAACCAATAGCACCTGCTAAAGCAGTAGCACTTGTCCAAGTGGGTGGAGCACCACCAGCAGACGTTAGAAACTGTCCTGTAGACCCTGTAGGTGTGTATGCAAGTGCTGTACCCGTACCATAAGCAACTCCACCATTAGTAGGTGTAGATGTGCTATTGGTTCCAAGATGGATAGTAGTGCCAAGAACTGTATTGTTATAAGCAAGAGTATTTGTAGCTTGGTCATACCAAACTCGTCCAGCTTTATAAGGAGGTGCAGTTAAAGTAGTATTGAAATCTATATGAGTAACAGTTTCAATTGCACAATCAAGACCTTCTAGGTTCTTAATAATGTCACCAGTAATATATCTATTTAATACAGCCCAACTAGAAGTGCCATACTTGTATTGAATTGATTCAGTACCAGCATTAAAGTTAATTGTGCAAATATCACCAGTAATAGGATTACGGTTTAAAGCAAATTGACTTTCTGCATTAGTTGGTTCAGTATTATCATTAGCAACACGAAACAATACCCAAGAAACAGGACTAAAAGATGGTGTTGTAATAATGTCTAAATCAATAGCATTGCTAGCATCTTGAAGATAACCATCATCAGGTTTAGTAGTAGATACTTGAATTAGAATTTGACGACCACCAGTAACGCTATACCAAAAGAATTTGGTTGTGCCAAATCCTCCGGTTACTTGAGTCCAAACATAATCTTGTGGATTAGTTGACTCAATGTTACTGTTGGTATTGCGTAAACCATAATACAAACGATTGGTTGGACTGTTACTGAAATTTAATGCACCAGTAATATTATCTGCATATTTAACAGCTAAATATTTGTATAAATATGAAACAACATTACCAGTTGGGCCAGTTATTTGACCAGTACTGTCATCGGCAGAAATAGTGCCTTTAAAGTTACTAAGCAAATAATTAATGGCATCCACTACATCATTTTGTGGCGCACCAGAAGATAATGAAAAAGTCATTAGAACGCATCCTCAACAATAGAAGCCTGCCAGTTTAACGCGGTAAGATTCCAAGCATCTGTAGCATTATTTGATTCTACTTTTACTGAAGTAGTTCTACCAGCATTCTGTTGAGTAGTTACCCAAGGATTATCCGTAACTACATTGACAATTCCAACTTGACCATAAGTAGGTGTTTGAGCAGTGGAATTAGAGCTGCCAACAGTAATAGTAATTACACCTGTACCTGCAATTTCAGGAAGTACCCGGTGAATATAAACTTTAGAGCTGTAAGGAACTGGCCCTTTTTCTGTTTGTAGAACCATATTGGTACGTTCAAACAATGTGGGAATAGGTTGATTGTTGATAAAACTATTGCCTACGCCTGTTTGTACCAACTTCTGATTTGCTATGTCTCCACGGGCGTATGTGACCGTTCTAGAGGCGTACTTAAACACTCCATTGACTAGCTTTGGAGCTTCACAAGCATCACAAGCAAAATCTACATCTTTAGGAGCATTCCAGACTTGAAGGTCATAACGCCATGACAACATTTTGTTACACCAACCAGGTGATGTTAGATCAGGATAATAGATCTCAATCTGGTTCTTTTGCGTGTTGTTGACCATAAAGATACGGTCAGAATGAGCCACACTAAGATTATTAAAAAAGTAATCACGAACTTTTTGATTGCCTAATGGATTAAAGTTAGATCCATCAAAAATCCAAATATCACGACTATCAACACCATACACATTGGCATCTGTATTTGACCAACAGTTATTATTAATAAGGCCACGCCCTTGATTTAACAGACGTACACCAAATACAGGCGTTGTAGAAGACTGGTAAGCAATAGGTGAAAAGATAACCGTATCCCAATAAGAGCATACGTAAAAGTTACCACCTAAAAAGAAACCATCAACAATAGGCCCACGTACTGGAATCTCTTGTTCATTAGCTACGTTTGATAAAGTAGGTTCCCATGTTGCAGGAACACCCGTATTAGCAAAAGCTTGTGACCACCGTACAGTTGTTGGGTAATTAACTGTTGTACCAATAGCGTAATCTTTTGTAATATTTCCTGCTATCAAAATGTTACCAACATTTGGAGAACAAAAGTTACGTACAAAACCAGCACGAGTAGCAGTTACACCAATGTCATAGTTCCATTTATAGTTATCAGGAGCAGTATCATAAATAGAGATCTCATTCCGAGTAGGTATGAAATACATAGGTGAACTAATGCCATCATTAATAAAGAAAACATTACCAACCCAAGAAGTTGTAATGTTTAAATCTTCTGTGTAACCTGGCAAGTAAGCAGCAGGATTTGCACCAATACCGGGTGTAATGTTGGTAATCGCATTTGCTGTAACTAAATACCAATTGCCGTGACTCGCTGTAGTACGGGTAGCAACAATAAATACCCATTCTGTTTCAGATCGGAAACCACCATCCATAAAAATAGGTAGATTGGGAATAACAGAAAGAATCTCTTGTTCACCAGAAATCTTTTTAATTCCACGTACATCTGCCTCAACATTTAGTCCACTGTTATATTCATTTGGGCCTAAAGCATTACTAGGCACATCTGGACAGAAACTCATGTTGACAAATGGAGTGCGTAAACGCGAGTAATCTGTCATTCTGTATCCTATTTATCAAACTGAAATGATTATACGGCTGCTTAAATTAATTATTACTGTAAATCATTTATCTGCCAAAGCAGAAGTAGTTACTTCTCTAAGCATCAGCATTAAAACAGGCCACATCATCACTGCATACTTACCGTATGTTGGTGGCATGAGGCTTGAAATAAATCCACTGTTGGCTTCTATGGCGGTTAATAGAGCACCGAGTATTGCTACCCAATAGGTCTTTGATTTGAGGCGTTGGAGGATAGGGTTCATGTTGTCATGTAATTAAAAGCTAAGATTCTTGAGGCTGTACCACCAGTTGTTTGCGCCGCAAGAAACCCACCAGATATGGAAAAGGTAATAGCTGTAAGAGTTGATGAAACAACGCTTACAACAGTATCTGTCATCATTAAAACGGCAACCCCAGATGTGGTTCTATCCCGAACAAGAACTAGTGCCGAAGCATTTGAAGATGGTGCGGGTACAGGAGTTGGCGTTACCGTTCCTGATATTGTGGTTGCAATCTCACCCCTAGCTGAAAATCCCTTATCGCTTACCAAGGGTTCACCAATTGAAGCAATCGACATACCATTGGTGTAAACCCCATCGTTTCCACCAACAACATTTTGATTGACAACTGTAATTTTTGTGCCTACGCTGACGTTATACGAAGCGTCTTGGCAATTATGCTCAAAAATTCGCAAGTCTGAACTACCAGTACAGTCTACGTTTCCAGCAAGAGTGGATGAGTAAAATCCACAATTATCAAACTCAACTTTTGATAGAGATAATGTAATGTTAAGAGTTACATCAGCGGCAGGTGTAACATTTCCATTATGTTCAAAGTGAATGTTTTGGAATTTTAGGCCACGAATAACATCACTGAAGACTGTGGTGTTAACTACATAAACAGCCCCCTCATCTTGAAATTCAAACACACTAGCTGAAATTAATGCTGTTGATGTGCTTTGAATAAACAAACCGCGTTTATTGGCTTGAGTGTAACAATCGGTTTCAGAATATTGAAATAATCCCGCATTTGCATAATAGCGACTGTAAATAGTTGCTTCACGAAACTGACATCCCTGAATGGCTGCTCCAACAATAGTTTTAGTCGCGCTTGAATGATAGATGTGATATGCGGCACGATGGAAATTACAATTTGAAATTGGGCCAATTGATGTATCAATGTCCTTAACCTGAATCAATTTTCCAAGAGTACCTCCAGCAGTATTACGTATGGTCAAATTCGATATTGCAAAATTGTTGGCTTCTGTAAAAATATCACCAGAGCCTTGGATAATGGTTGTATTTACACCATAGTTTGGCCCACCACCTCCAGCACCAATTATTCGTAAATCCTCAAGGTTATAGTTTTCAATACGAAAAGTTCCCGGAGGAAAATATACCGTATTGCAGATTGCTTTTGCGGCGCTTAACGCAGTGTTACAAAGGGCAACCCCTGTTGGATCAGCACCATAGTCCAAGATATTGGCAACAGTGCCATTTATCATAGAAAAACTTGTTTTAGTAAGAGACATTTTATTTCCTAAACTTGATAAGTGGCTGTAATAATGATACTGTTAGTAGTAGCTATTGTTCCCACGGCATACATAATTGTTCCCGATGTATCAACAGCACCACTAACTGAAAATCCACCATTAATATATAACGCTGGTGTATCTGTTGATGAAGCGTAGGGCAAGTTGGTTGTAACCTGAGCACCAGTAGCACAGGTGATAGATGTTGAACCAGATAAATTTAAACGCAGTGTTACAACACGACCAACACGGGTATATGTTCCACTAGAACTGAATGTGCCTACAACTGTACATTGACCTTTATTTGGAGTCCAAGTACCTTCCTCATACCAGTTCAGCAACCGACTCGTCATTCCTGCTGCTGGAGTATTGGCGGTGAAATTGATGCCTTTGGCTGCTGTGTTAACGACTAGATTATCAGCAGTGGTAATTTCACCAGTTCCTTTTACAATAAATACGGAAGAACCAGTTGTACTAACTCCCGTGAAAAGTTCACTTGTACTTGCGTATGCTTTAACGCCAATCCCCCAAGCGCTTGCAATTGTTAATACGGAAATAGCAGAAAAGTTAATTTGACTTGCTGTATTAACCAAAAGACCTGTTGATGAAATAGCGCGCCCAGCAGTTAAGTCTGACACGGCAACTTTAACCGTGACACCTGACTGCACAATTGGCAACGTCTCAGTCCCCGCAAGCGGTGTACTTGCAGGGGTTAATGCTGAGATTTTACTGTTAGCCATACTTGTTTGTTAAACGTAGTTCACTTCAATTGACGATGTAGTTGGTGG